TCAGCACGTAGAGCGGGACGATCTGCGCGCCGCGCCTCTGGAAGATGATAAGGTTGCCGGCCTTGGACTTGGCGACGAACGTGTTCGACCAGTCCCTGGCGCTCTTCATGATCGGCACGCCTCGGCTGTCCATGGCCGCCTTGAGCGGAATCGTCAGGAACTTGACGTTCTTCGCCTTGATGATCCCGCCGGTCTCCTGGATGCGCGCGTAGGGGACGCCAGGAGCGCCGATCGAGCCCTCGATCGTCTCGAAGGTGGTGCCGGTCACCTTGACGGTGCCCTGGATCGCCGAGACGAGATTGCCCGAGCGCTTGGAGAGCGAGGTCGCCGTGGTGCCGCCCGGCCACGCCGCGCTGTTGCGGCTCACGATCGCGTCCACGACCTGGTTCAGGAAGTTGCGGAGCTCCGCGCTCAACGCCTTGGCGGAGCCGTCCCAATCCCGGCCGATGATGTCGTAGAACGCGCGCAGACCGGTCGCGGCGCTGTCAAACCGCTGGTTGCGAAAGCTGAACTCGACCGTGAAGCTGGTCGGCACGGCGTCAGAGCGGCAGGATGCTGAGCGGCGCGTACCGGAGCTTGCGATTGAGCAGGCTGCTGTAGCGGATGCCGAGCACGGTCTTGTCGAGCTTGATCTGGGCCTCGGAGAGCGGGCGGCTGTCGGCGAGGCTGAGCAGCGCCGCCGTCTTGGCCGCCTGCTGAAGCCAGTCGGGGACCTTCGAGAGGTCGTAGCTCGCCGGGTTGGTTCCGTCCCCCGGGAAGCCCGCTACATAGGCGACTTGGACGAACTGCCTGCGGAAGCGCGTCACGTAATCCTTGACTATCCCCTTGTCGGGATGAAACTGCGCGGTCGCCGTCACGTCGGTATAGGAACTCGGGTCCGTCAGCTCCTGCACCGTCCCGGCGTAGCGCACCGAGGTCAGCGTGGACACGAAGCCGCGCCGCAGTCGGAATTCGGTCTCGCATGCCGGCCCGTCGAGATAGGGCGGCTCCGACACGAAGAACGTGTCCGTAAACGTGCCTTGCTCGAACTCGCTGTTGAGGACGGAGGCCAGCTGAGCCTCCGCCGCATCGAGCGCGAGCGTCGCCGACGCCGTAATGTCCGTCATGGCCTCGAAGCCGAGGTCGTTCAGGATGTCGTTGACGCTCGCGAGCAGCATTAGACCGTGACTCCTTGTTCGTTGCCGGCCGTTTCCTTGGGTGCGGCGGGGACCTGCTTTTTGATCGTGACCGGCTTGCTGTCGCTCCGCGTGGCGGCGTGCGCGGCGATCTCGGCCGGGCTGATCTTCTCGGCCTTGCCTTCCTCGCCGTGGGCGACCTTCGGCGCCGCCTTCAGCGCCGCGTCGCGCTCTTCCTTCTTGATCGGATAGCCGAGGATGCGGCTCAGCGCGGCGATGGCGGGCTTGCCCTGCCGGTCGAAGCTGTCGTCGTCGTCGATGTCGAGCCGGTCCTGGGCTTCGAGGATCGCAGCGTATAGGGCCGCGCCCAAAGGCCGGCGTTCCATTTCCGCGAACTCGACCGCTGCGCGCATATCGAGACCGTTCACCTTGAAGCGCGGGTTGTCGCGCAGTTGGAAGGCGGTCTCCAGATCGACCTCCTCCGGCTGTCCTTTGATGTAGATGTGGCCGTCGATGTTCATGCGGTTCGGGCCAACCAGTTCAGCTACGGGCATAAGACACTCCTTTGTCGCCATGGGTATTGGGCGGTCCCGATCTTACCGAAGGTCGTTCGTGTGTGCAATCAACTGCGCTACACGCTTACGGCGCCGGCCGTGTCGTGGGCGGCCTTCGCATCTGCAGCGGCTTTGGCATCCGCAGCGAGAGTGGCGGCGTCGGTTTCGGCGTTCGCCTTGACCTCTTCGTCGTCTTGTGCCGGCGGCTCGGCGGGCTTGCCTCCCTTCGGGATCGTGATAGTCGAAGCCACCTCGTCGCCCTTCGGCTCTTCGACGGGAGCCGCCTCTTCGGCGACTTTCTCGAAGCGTTTGTTCCGCAAGAGGGACGCCCCGAGACCGTCATCAACCTCCACAACTTCACCTCGCGTGAAGAACAAGCCTTGGCGGCGATACGTGAGTCCGGTCACCAGTTTCACCTTCACGGTTCTGCTCCTGCTGTAGGGAAAAGGGGCAGCGCCGTTAAGCACCGCCCCTCTCTCCCCACTCCCCCAAAGGAGGCGCCAAATCACACGCTGCTTATGTTCTCGTAAGCAACTATGGCTTCGCTCTCCTCGATCTGAAAGGCGATCCGCGCGGTGAGAACAATCAGATATACGCGGGCCGCTATGTCCTTATCAAACTCGAGGGACACCTGGCGCTGAATTCCGAAGATCAGGTTCAGCGGGTCGGTGTAGAGACCCCGGTCTTCCGGCATCAACGCGACCGGGATCACCGGCGAGCCGTAGGCGTAGGTCGGCGAAGTGCCCTGGGTCATCTGGTCGCCGAGAGCGGTGCCGCGATCCGCGAGGGTGTCGCGATACTCGGTCTCGTTGTTCACCGATATGAAGTGGTTCAGCGCCGCCTTGTTGCGCTGATACTGGCTCGGCATGGTCTTCAGGCCCTGCTTGAAGATCGACTTGGCGATCGAAGCGTTGCCGGCGTCGTAGACGTTGCCGTTCGCGTTGGCGATCTTGTTCCAGCCGTCGAACAGCGACATATAGGCGGCGTCGTCCGCGTCCGAGGTCGGGCTCACGTAAGACGTGTCGCCCAGGAGCGCGAGTTCTTCCATGTCAAGCGCGGCGCGCTCGGCGATAAGGTCGATTATCGTCTGGCGCAGACCGCCGGGGCCGGTGTTCGGAAGGCCGTTGTCCGCAGTCGTGGCGCGCTCGATGTTGTCTTCCATCACGTCATACGGGATGTTGACCTGAGCGATCACTTCCTTGGTGTTCAGCTGGATTTGGCTGGTCGAGGGCTTGGCGCGACCGCCGAGGCCCGAGTTCGTAGGAGCGCCGAGGGCCTGACCGGACGTAGCGGCGCGAAGGATGCGGGCGCCGAAACCGATCTTGTTGATCTTGCGCTGCGGGGCCAGCATCTCGACCACGCGGCAGACGCGTATCAGCGTCGGCTGCTTGATCAGCTTGCGAATGAAAGCCGCACCCTGCTCTGGCGAGAGCTCGCCGCCGTTGTTCTGGAGGTCCGCGATGGCGAGATCGGCCTTGCGGAGTAGGCTGGTATTCGACGACATTCTTCACTCCTTGTGCAGATAGTTGCACGACCTTTGCGCTATGCCGCTCTCGCGGCCCTTATGCTCGCCGACGCGAGAGACCCGTATCCAGGAGGGGGATGCCGCCGGTATCGTCCGCGGACTTCCGGGTCCGGCCCGCCGGACGATCGCCGCCATCCTCGTTGAATACGGTGCCCTGAAGGGCCGCATCGGTCTTCTTAGCCAAAGCGGCAACGCCATCGACGCGAGCGGCGAGGGCTTCGACGGTCTTGGTCACGGCGGCGTTGCTGTCCTGGACGCTCTTGGCGAGCGCCTGGATCATGCGGGTGATGGCGTCCTCGCCCTTGAGGGTCTGGACTTCCTTCTCCTGCGCGCCGGCCCCGGACTGAGAGGCGGGGAGCTTCTCGCCCTCGCCCTTCTTGCCGATGTCGGCGTCGCCGTCGTTCTTCGTCGTGGGGGCCTGGAGCTTGTCCGGCACCCCGTTCATGTCGAGGGTCTTGCCCTTGACCTTGCCGGTCACATCGTTGCCGCCGGCATTGGCGTTGTCGTCGCTCGAAGCGCGCGCGGTGGCGCTCGTGCTGTCGGAGGGAGCCTGCTCGGCACCCTCGCCGGCCTGGCTCTCGCCCGTGATCTCCTTGGACGTGACGTCCGTCGTCAGGGCCTTGAGGATCATCTCGGCGGCGGCCTTCAGGAGTTCGTCCTTCGTGGTCGGGGCCTTGACCTTGGCTGGCAGGTCGGACTGCGCGCCGTTGGTGCTGCCGTCGTCCATCTGCTCGCCTTCCTTCTTCGTCGGGGCCTTCAGCTTGGGGTCGAGGCCACTGTCGTCGCCCGAGACGCGCTCGCCATCTGTGGCGTTCACTTCCGTGTTCGCCGCGTCGTCGGAGGTCGCCCGGTCGGTCGTGCCGGTGCCCTGCCCCATCTCGACGCCCGCGCCCGTGCCGTTCTTGCCGGCGTCCGCCTTGGTCGTCTTGCCCTTGTTCGCCTGGTCCCCGAGGCCGTCGCCGGTCTCTTGGTCCATGCCCGCGCCGCCCGTGGCGTTGCCCGTGCCGGCCTTCATGAGCTCGGCCGGGGCATAGGCGGTCAGCACGCCAAGATAGGCCCCGAAGGCGTCATTCGCCTTGGTGAGGCTCGCCTGCACCGTGGCGACGTCCGCCGCCGACACGATCTTGTCGATCGCGCCCTTGTGGAGGTTCGCGGCGACGGTCGGGCCGACGCAGTAGCCCTGGCTGCCGTCGAGGCCCTCGAAGGCGGTGCCGGCGAAATCGAAATTCTCGAAACCCTTCTTCAGCTTCGATTGGGCGACCGAAACGCCCGTGTTTTCGTCGAGCTTGACGACGATCACGCCGGATGTGGGCGCATTCTTCTTCGTCAGCGTGACGAGCGCGTCGTCCTCGCTCTTCTCCAGCTTCTCGACGTCGAGGCCGCACGTCTTTGCGAGAGCCGCGATCGCCGGGGACTGCGCGTCCTCCTTGCGCGCGATGATGGCGACGACAGACGGGGTAGCGTCTGCCTTCCTCAGGAACTTCCGCCCGATGGCGTTCAGGTCGATCATTTCGTCGTCTCCCTTGGTGATACGGAACGGGAGCCGGTTGGCGCCGCGCTTCACGAGCGCAACGAAATCGACATCCGTGTTGGTCAGTTCCGTGGCCGACATCCTAAGCAGCGACATTCAGAACCCCTTCGACGAAAGAGAACCGATGCACATGTCCGAGCGCAGGTTCAGTCACAGTCCCACGCACAATCTTGTGGACGTGCCCATCAGGACCGGGGGTGGTCTGGCCGCCGAGGAAGTTGCCGTCCTCGTCGAACTTGACCGCGAACGCATGGCTGTGATTTCCGACCTTGTCGGTCTCGCCCTTGAGCAGGTCGGGCATCTCGACCTCGAAGGTCTTGGGCGTTCGCATGCCCATCCCGTCGAGCGAAAACCCGTTCAACTCCCCGGTCTTGACCATCCGCCACACGGCAGGATCGGGGATATGCACGCCAAGCACCCAACTTCCCGGTATGAAAACGGGGTCGTCATCACGAGCGATGAAGCTCTCGACCACGTAGGACTGGTTCGGCTGCCGTGAGTGGTTCGTGTCGATGTTCGACACCAGCCCCTTGCGGACGAAGTTGTACGCCATCTTCCTGATTTCCTCGGCGGACATGAAGTCGCCCTGGCTGTCAGGGAAGCCGGGTGCGTACACCTCGCCGAAGACAATCTGCTCTTCGCGATCGAGCTTCTTGAACTGGATGACTTCCTGGGCATCGCGAGACGCACCCGAGCCGCTGCGCGTGTCGCGCTTCAGCAGCCTTACGAGTTGCGCCCCGACCACCGCTTGAGCCTCCGGTCCTCGTTTGTGCAATTGATTGCACAACAAGGACCATACACATGCTTGAAAGCGCCGCAAGCCGCCCATGCAGTTAAACGTACCTCGGCGGTACGCGATTTGGACCACGTACGCTTGGCGCACAAGCGATTTGCTCTTCCGCCTGTTCGCCCGAAAATCTACTCTGATCTCTGCGCAAGGACGACTTCCAATTTCCCGTAATAGTCCTAACTGCCCCGCCGCAGGGTCCCCTATAAGAAACTTCCCTCTCGCGTAGTGCCGTCAAAAGGTGCTATCGTGCCCTCGCGACGGAGGACACGCTCTGCGGCGGGAGGGTTATATGCCTCGGCTAAT